AAGTCATAACTTATATACTCTCTTGACTTCTTCCAATCATCATCTGTTACTATTTTCTTAAGTATCAGTTGAGTTCTTAAAATATCATCAAATAATCTAGAGAATTTGATTCTAAGTCTATCAATAAATCTTGAAAACTTAACTTCATCTCTAGAAATCTCTGTCGCTCTACCAATAGCGAACGCAGTTTCTGTCTCTAATCTAGAAATTGGTACATTAAGAGACTTGTACAATTTCTTTTGAAAATATAAAATATCTTCAATCTCTCCAAGATTTTGTCCACCTGGTAGTGTACTAATCTCGGTTCCTCGACCTCCCTCTCGTCTAGGTAACCAGAAGTCTTCAAGCATATTCATATGCTTTCTGTCATCTTTTATCTCACCTGTGTCAGCGTTATACACTAACTTATTACGATAACTTGTTTGTACTTCTTTCAAATACTGTTCAGCTCTCGCTTTAGGTAAGTTACCTACATCAATGTAGAAGATTCTTCTTTCAGGTGCTCTTGATATTCTGTAAATAACAAGTGCATCTTCTAACATTCTGAGTTGGTTTACAGACTTCATAGCCTTATGTAAATAACCAACTACTACTTTCTGGTTGTAATCAAGTAGTCCAGATGTTATATGTGTTACAGCATCAGGACTAATTCTTACTGTTTGACCTGTGTTATTACCACTCTTGTCAAACCCTTGATCATTAAATAAGTAGTATTCATCTACTTTTCTAACAACTTCTACACCAGTCTTAGGATCTTTTTTCTTATCAACCTCACGAATCTTACGAATCTTTTGAGGATCGATAGCTCTTAATCCTTGAATACCCATTTTAGTATTCTTAGAATCTACCATCTTATGATAATAGAGTCTACCATCGACATACCATTTTCTGTATATGTCATGTGAGAGTTCTCTAAATCCTAATAAAGATAGAACTTCATCAAACTCTGTACGAATTTTTTCTTTAGTACTATCACTAAAATGTTGTACTCTGTCTAAATTAATAGATACAGGAGCATCTAAGTCATTTGAAGAAATAGATTCGTTAACTATATCTTCAATTGCTGCATCACATTCAGGTACTAGAGACATTGTTCTATATCTTGTAACTAGATCGGCTTCGTTCTTAACTCCACCTTCCATGTCAACATATTGCCCAATGACTCCACCGGTGGAAGCAAACCCACCCATACCATGGTCTTTACCGATCTCGATAACAGACCCATCATTTTGAGGTGGGACGAAACTTTGTGCTTTAGTTTCGTCGCCTTGTTTCCTCTTTATTTCTAATCCAAATAATTCCATACTAATATTTATATCCCATCAAAAGGGCTCTTTTTATAGAGTTCTTTCGAAATGTGAGTAACAGAACTCGACATCAAAAGTTTCAACAGCGTCTCCACCTTCAGTATCTAATTCGATAGCACCAAGGTTAGTTGGCCACATATTGAAAAATTCGTATGTTGCAATAATTGAATCGTCACGACCTAATTGAGATACAGTAGCCTTATCGACCATATATTCATATCCAACAGGACCAACACTTGAATCTAGTGGTACAATATCTTGCATCCACGCTTCAATAGCTGTTCTTGCTGAGAATTCTGTATCGTTATAGATACCGACTGTCCAGTTTTCGAATGTTCTATCACCCGCTAACTTAACTGTTAGACCTTTGTATTTGATCTCCATAGGTTCAATAACCTGACCAGGTAAAGCTGCAGTCTTGCACAAAAACTGAATTTTGTTACCTGTACGAGGTATGAACACCTCGAATCTGTTATTCCTTGGACCAGCTCCTACTAAGTTGGCTTTGAATTGGTTTATAGTTGCCATTTCCTATTCCTCCTTATACCGCTGATTCTACTGTTGAACCTGATTGACCATAGACTTCTTCGAAATCTACACCACTTCTAGATGCAACAAAGGTTAATGTTATGAAGTTGATACTTCTTGCTGGCTTCACAAATATAGAAGCTACAAATTGAGATGCATCAACAACTCCTGCAGTGTTATTTGTCTCGTCACAGATAACTTGGAAATCATATATTCCTCGTCTACCTTGTACTTGTCTCAAGAAAGGTTCTACAGCTGCTCTGAAATTAGCTCTTGTAAATGAATCGTTAAATTCAAATAGTTGAAACTTAGCTGCTGTTGAGATAGCTTTCTCTAACACTATGAACAATCTACGAACATTAATTCTTGAGAAAGCACTACCATCATTAGATACTAATGTCTTGTCTCCGTATAATACTGTTCCTTGTCCTGGGAATGTAACTACAGGATTAACCCTTGCTCTATAGAGTAAATCTCTATCAGCTTGTGTTGGGTTAAATGCCAATTTAGTTACACCGAAAATTTGACCACGATTGAATCCTGCTGGTGAATACCATGCATCATTCGTATAATCAGTTTTAGCACATAGGCCTGCTACTGATCCGTTGTCTGGTACATATACATATCTGTCATTGTACCTGTCGTAAATATATAACCAGTTACTGCTCATTACAGCGTAACTTGATCCGTTTAGAGTATCTGCAGTGGTTTTAACATTAACTGCTCCACCAGTACCTGAATCAACACAATCTGTTTTGATTGGTGAAAAGAATACGACACAATCTTTTCTGTCTTCTGCGATATTCATTAATTGGTTGTAGTAGCTAGTTGCCTCGGCTCTCGTTTCAACTGCGGTACCACTTCCATTGTCTGCTTGATTTGAACCAGATATCATTAGACTGATATCTTGATTGTCTGCACTACCAAAGTGTGTATCCCAAGCTGTTATTTTCTGAGCTGTTGTTGGTTGATTTCCATCTGCACCATTAGTGAAAGATAGACTATCAGGTAAAGTACCTGTACCAAAAGTAACTCCCGCAGCGGCTGATCCTGCTGATGTCATAGTAGAACTATGATCCAACCAGAATACATACTCACTTTGGTTTTCAATAACAGTTATATAGTAGTTAGTTGCACCGAAGTCATCTTTAGCATCAGAAGCTTTTGAAACAGCTTCATATTTTTCTAAGATAGTATTTGGAGTTCCTGAGATATCTCCATCTTCGTCTATGACAATAACATGCATTTCATCATTCGCTCCAGCACTTGCTCTAGTACTTGCATAGTTTGAAGTACCAGGTGCTTTATTGAATTGTCTTGCAAATTCCCACTCTCTAGATAAAGCTGCACCGCTTGCAACGGCTGCTGCTAATCCTTGAGTAGAGTCATCTTCTTGTGCTAAACTTACTGTTGCTTCTCCGGTTGAACCTGAGTCAAAAGCTATAGCAGATATTTTGTATCTAGTAGTATCCGACCCAATAGCTGTAATAATATCACCTACTATGAATTTCTCACCAAGAGTTACTTCGATTGAAGTACCTCCGAGTGCAGATGTTCCATTAGTTGTTGTAACACTAGATTGGGAATAAGGATTTGCACCACCACATACCTGGATTTTAAGTGAATTACCTAAAGCCCCAGCACACCTTGCAGCATAATTACCGACAGAAGCACTTCCGTCTGCATAATTATCTCTGTAATGAGTCAAATTCTTAATTAAAAGACTTTGACCACTTGTTGTTGTCGCGTTTACCATACTGGTAGTCGCGATACGAACTACTTTTAAGTCAATCCCGTAATCCAAGAACTGAGCAGCTGGAAAAAAGTGTTCAGCTGCCGCGTTTGTATTAGCGGGTTCCCCGAATTTGTCAACAAGACCTTTACCAGAACTTACTGTAGTGACTTCCTCAGCTGGACCCCAGCCGAAAAACCCACAATAAGCTCCTGTAGAACTTGAGACTGCAGGAATAACATTAGTAGCATCTATTTCTTGAACCTGTACACCAGGCGAAACTTGAAATGCCATGTTTGTTTTCTCCTAATAATTTTATTTCGAAATAAAATTCGTTATTTATAAAGTTTAACAAAGAGTTTCCTCTTTATTAACTAGTATTTATAATTTAGTAAACTTTTACATTATCAACAACTGTCCAAACATCACCACCTTCTTTGTATGTTTGTTCTACTTCACGACCATCATCTACGATACCAAAAGGTACCATATCATCTTCAATCATTTGTTGTTGTTCATCATATAACATCTTCTTTAATTCTAAATCTGTTAAACTTTGAAAGTAAGGTGTAGTAACAAACCATGAAAATAATACTAAATTCATGACTAAATCATCATGATTACCTCCATCAGCTTCATAAGATTGTCCCTTTGCTACGAAAGTAACTAGTTCATTAATAGTAAACTTGTCTATAACCATTAGTTTGTTTTCTTCCATCAACTCTTTAAGAGTTGAACAACCTATTTGTTTTACTTTTCGTGTCATAGTAACACCTACACCAGATGCTTTGACTGTTGATTCTAAAAATACATTTGGATATTCTATATCATAGTATAAATTATTACATACTATTTGACCTGAATCATTGTTTTCTATTACAATAAGAGCTTCATTATACATTTTACCATACTTCTCTAATATGTCTCCGTATAAGAGTGGTGATATCATATTGTCTCTATAAATACCAACTTGTTTAAATGGTTTCTCTGTAACATCAATGATTGAAAATGTTGAATAGTCTCTACCTCTACCTTTTGCAACATCAACTGTCATAATATAAGTATGATCTTTCTTAGGTTCTTGATACAGATGTACATTGTCTCTAGACCATAATGCATCTTTACCTTGTAAACCTAATAATGTATTAGCATTGATAAGT